ATGATAAAAGCGGTAGACGTTAGGGATGCGGCTATTAGAGTACTGAAAGCAGAAGGGGGTATTGGATGCCTAGAGTAACGGCTGCAGAAGTAAAACTGATCTTGGATACCGACCTTGACATTGATGTCATTAATGCCTTTATTCTTGGGGCATACCACTCAGTGAACGAGGTTATTGGTAATGACACTACTATTAGTGATGACCTCAAAAAGGAAATTGAGAGATGGCTATCTGCTCACTTTATTGCCTCAACCAGAGAACAGCAGATTTCAAAAGCCGGGGCAGGAGGAGCCTCTGTGACATATCAGGGTACCACTGGCAGGGGTTTGGATTCAACAATGTACGGTCAGCAAGTCTTGGTACTTGACACTACTGGCAAATTCAGGAATCTAACCGTTAATAAGACAGCATCAATTACAGCGGTGTCTAGTTTCACATAAAGGGGAATAAATAGAGATGGCAAAGCCAATAGAAAAATTTATTAAAAAGGTTTGCGTACAAAACGCTATCTATTGGAGTGAGCCCACACCTGATGGTTCAGGGGGTTACACCTTCGATATCCCTGAGGATATTATGGTGCGTTGGGGTCAAACTGAGGCTGTAATCCCTACGGCCACTGGGGAACAGTACGTGTGTGTTGCTGAGGTCATGGTGACAGCAGACGTTGATAAAGGCGGCTATTTATACCTTGGAATGATATCTGATCTTGATATAGATGAAGTGGATGACCCTAGGTCCTTGACTAATGCCCATAAGATTATGAAGTTTGAGAAAGTTCCTATGATATTCAAGACAGATGAATTTGTGAGGAAAGCTTACTTATGAAAACTGCTATAGAGCGAAGCAGCTTAAAAAGCGTTATGAAAAACCTCAATAAGGAGATTAAGGGAATAGAAAACAGAACCTTAATGGGTCTTATCGATGGGGTCTATATCATTCGTAGGGCTGTGGACTTAGAATCACCTAAAGTCCCTGTGGGTGAAACCGGCAATCTGAGAGCAAGTTGGTCAACAGTAACTTCCAAAGGGATGGTTGCGGGAGATAGTGGCACAGCTTTTACCGGTGATGACGCGTCCCAAATGACATCCCAACATGCCAGTGTAGTTGAAGAAAATAAAGCGGCTGCAGCAAGAAGTAAGAACCCAATTGCAATTTTTGGGTTCTCTGCACTGTATGCAGCTCCAGTACATGAAAATTACGGTGCGCACTTTAAAAGACCAGGAGCCGGAGCCGGTTATCTTGTTTCTGCCATAAACAGCCATGAAAAAGATATTTTTGAAACAATAAGGGAAAATGCGAAGGTGAAAAAATGAATGCATCCTCCATGGATATAAAAGATATACTGGAAGCTGAATCCAGTTTGGGTTTAGTATATGCAACGAACTTATTTGTGGGTAAGGAGCCAGCTTCCCCCTCTGGGTGTGTTACAATCTTTGATATTCCTGGAAGATCACCCCTGCTCACACTAGATGGTAAGGGTGGAATTGCCTATGACTTCTCTTCTATTCAGATCAGGGTGAGAAACAGGTCATATAACACTGCTTGGGATACAATAAGCTCAATAAAGGAATACTTGCATGGAATTAAGGGGGAGACATGGAACACTACAGTTTATGATCTGATAAAAGGAGTTGATGATCCGTTTCTTTTAGACTGGGATGAAAATGACAATGCCAGATTTGTTACAACCTTTACAGTACAGAGAAAGTGAAAACTAAAAAACGCAGGAATAAAGGAGGAATAAAATGTCAGCAGTAACAGGTGTAACAGGTGTAGGAGCAATTTTCAGGCGATGGAATACGTCCTTGTCTACATGGGAAAACGTATCTGGAATCACCAGTATTGGTGGACCTTCGATGACAAGGGAGACTCATGATAATACTGCTCTTGATACCGAAGGAGGGTACAGGACCTTTCTCACGGGATTCAGAGATGCGGGCGCGGTTACTCTGTCCATGATCTTTGATAGAGCTGGCTTTGATACAATGGTTGGGGACTTTCAGGACGAGGATATTCAGAATTATGAAATTATTCTCCCTGATGATGAATCCACATCCATTGAATTTGAGGGGCTGGTCACAGATGTTCCTTTGACCATTGGAGAAGCTCCCATCACCATGGAAATAACAATCAAGATCAGTGGGGCGGTTACGGTGAACTCGGGTAGCGCGGGTTCTGTAGCATCAGTGTAACATAAATGAAAAGGAGATAGTATGAAGATTCTGGATAGAGAAAGTTTATTGTTGAAACAGGTACTGGCGATTGAGAAAGTGGAGCTTGGTGAAGGGGCCTATGTTTTTGTGAGACAGATGACGGGTCGGGAAAGGGACCAATGGGAGCAATCACTCATGAAAGAGGTAAAGACCAAAAAGGGAATGGGTGAATTTGTGAGATCCCTTGAGGACTTCCGTGCCAAACTGGCTGTTCATACAGTCTGTGACGAGCACGGAGTAAACCTGCTCAAACCAAATGACGCGGCATTGCTGAGTATGAATATGGGTGCTGCAAGATTGGAACTCATTGTTAACAAGGCTCAGGAGTTGAACAAGATTACGGAGGAAGACAAAGAGGATCTGGTAAAAAACTTAGAGCGAGGCCAGAGCGAAGATTCTACTTCAGACTCGCCAGAGAATTAGGGTATTCACATCCCGATATTTTACTGGAAGAGTTGACTTCGACTCAGGTCAGCGAATGGATGGCATATGATGAAATCGATCCAATTGGGAAGGAAAGAGATGAGTATGGATGGGCAGCAGTGTGCAGTACTATGGTTAATGTTGCCACGTCTATGTTTGCAAAGAAAGGGCAAGTACCAAAACAGGTCCTTCCTGAAGATTTCCTTCCTGATTGGGGCGGTTTTAAAAAAGAACAGAAAGAAAACATACCTCCACAATCGGTGGACGATATGAAAAGGGCTATTCTTAGTATAGCGAGTATGCAGAATCGCAAAAGGATAAAATAAATGTCGAGCTTGGGATCTTTGATTACTAGTTTGGGTGCTGATCTGGGACCATTAAACAGATCTGTTAATAGTTCTAATGCGTCTTTCAATAAATATCAAAGAACTGGACAATCCGCTCTTAACAAGGTCAAGAAGAGTGTCTTTAGTTTAAAGGGTGCTTTTGTTGGCCTAAGTACTGCTATGGCAGTAAAGGGAACATTCACTGCGTTAAAGAGCTATGAAACAGCTTTGACAGATATGGGTAAAGTAACAGATGAGGCATTTGATACAATAGCAAAGAGAATGAAAAAGCTCCCTGCAACATTGGGCACTACAACTCAGTTGTTAGGTGGATATTATGAAACAATGTCTGCCGGTGTTACTGATTTGGCAGAATCCCAAAGTTTACTGGTAGCTGCATCTAAGACAGCAAAAATTGCTCATATAGACCAGGGAACATCTGTGAAAGCTATGGCTGTTTTATATCAAGCCTACGGCGATGAAATCAACTCGGCTATGGATTCAGCAAACTTACTTCTGACAATTGAGGCAAAGGGTATAACCAAAACCGGAGAGCTTGCCGGGACAATAGGAACTGTGGCAAATCTGGCACACGAATCCGGACTGTCATTTGATGAGATGGGTGCTTCCATTGCTCAGATATCCAAAACTGGAGTTGGTACAGCAGAGACTATTACACAGTTAAGATCCCTGTTAACCTCCTTAACCAAAAACTTTGACAAACTGCCTCCTTCCATACAGAAATACGGAACTGCAACAGACGCCATTAAGGACTTAGGCTTTCAGGGTGTTCTTAAAGAAATAATAGAAGCAACAGATGGTAATGCCACTACGCTGGTAAAGATGCTAGGGCGACAGGAAGCATACTTGGCTCTTATTCAGTTATCAAAAACCAATGGTATGGAATATGCAGAAGTGCTGGAGGCTATGAAGAACAAGACTACTGCCCTTGACGATGCCTGGATAGACTATAAGAATAGCCTTGGGGGTATATGGGACACCTTAAAGAACATAGGTATGAACCTCCTGATTAAATTGGGGTCTGAAGTTCTCCCGGCCATAAAAACATCATTGGGTTTTGTCATTGATAATGTAGATACACTTAAGACCGGTGTAATTGCTTTAATGAAAGTTGGAGTAACAGCATGGCTTGTACATCTGACTGTTATAACTCTTCCCTTGCTTGCAACAGCTGTTGGGGCTGTAATTTTTGAGTTTCAATTCCTTCAATTATTAGTAGCAGAGATGGGTCTGGCAACAGTCATAATGACACAATTAATTCTCCCTCTATTCCGAGTAAAAGTTGCTGCATTGGCCGCTAAAGGTGCAATTGGTTTAATAACTATTGCAGCAGGAATATTGATAGCTGCTTATGCTGGCTTTAAACTAGGTCAATGGTTGTATGATAATTTTGAATGGGCCAGAAAATCTGGGGTACATATGGTTAGTGCTTTATTCAAAAGTTGGAAATGGTTGGAAAATGCTTTCAAGAAAAGTATGGTGTTCCTGGTTACTGTTTGGAAAAAGATGGTCATAGACTTAAGAAGTCCCTTTGATGCTTTTTTAATTCATGTTGCAAATGGTATGGATAAGATCCCAGGGATGAGTGGGATAGCAAAGGCCATTAGAGTGGGTGCAAGTGAGTATTTAGCAGAGTTAGATTTATTGAAAACCGGAACAGCAGCAAAGGTGGCAG